TTTAGGTATCTTAATACCATTCTCTTCAAGTATATCTTTATCAACAAAACCCCAGAACTCTAATACTTCCCAACGCTCACTATCTGTAGATATACTATCATCGTCCTCCATCTTCATTTCCCAGTGCTTACGCACATAGTCTGATCCTGAAGCTACAGCGTCTTCAATAGCATCTTCAATAAAGTAAGGTCTGTCTTTTAGTGCACGTATTTGATTACGTGACATCTTATGTCTTTCAACAACGTACTCAGCATCATCCATAGATGTAGCTTCAGGGTCAGGATAAAAGTCCCACACAGATACATGATTGGTTGATGGTACAGTTTTAATTAGTGGATCGTACTCACCATCATCATCCCAATTAGGATATTCTTTATCTATAGCGAATGGGCCTTTCATTACACCTGTTCCTAACAATGCCATCTCAAATGCCATGCTACGTAGATGCTTAGATGCCCCACTTTCTTGTAGTTGATCGTGTATTTTCTTTTCCATCTTTTTAGCTGCTACCATAGCAGGATGAAATGTTACACTTGTAGGAGTGCTACCGTCACCTTCTATTATCTTTTCAGATACTGGACCCACTTTATCTTCCACTGGACCTAGCTTACGTCTAAGATCAGCCATAGTTTCACCTGGCTTCAACTCAGTATCTGGCCCTATCAAATAAGGCTTTGTAGTTTCTTTTGTAAATGAATCTCTTAGTATNTCTGTAGCTTTTTCAGCATTAGGATCAATATTAATATGAACAGCCTCAGCTACTCCATCAGGTAAAACAGACGGGTTTATAGTGAGTGGAAACTTGTTGCTACCAAAAAGTACATCTACTATCTGCCCATATGCAGCTAGTGTTTTGGTCTTAGTAACCTTAACAAATACTCTAGACTTTTCTGAAGAAGTAAACTGTACATCAGGACCATATATACCTCTGTAGTTTCGGTATGCCCTCATCCAACGCTCTTCATCACCTAAACGAGCATCTTCAGCACGTTTGTAGCGATCACCTACAAAGGATACTATGCTGCTTACACTTTCAAAGAGTTTGTCCTCTTCACTCTCTGCAGCTATTACATCATCTGTCTCAAAAGATAAGTCTTCTATTTCTGCCATATTTAATATCCAAATGTTGGGTCTGACATCTGAAAGCCAGAACGTTGTTTTGAAGGATCATAATCCCATATAGAACTTCTTGGTCTAGTCATTATACCGTAGCGTAAAGCGTCATACAAGTGATCTTCTGCGTGAGTATCTACATCTTCAGGGTTCTTTTTATCTAGCGGTATCGTAGGTATCTGTGCTATAGTGTTGGTGCAGGTGGAGAAGAACACGAGTCTAGGCTCTTCAGTGAACTCATCCACCTGCAACCTACGGTGTATCTCATTCTTACCAGACACTCTAGATCCACGAGAGCGATCAGAAGGACGCCAACGGCAACCCTTCATGTTCATTTGCTCTGCTAGTGATGGTCCAGTATCGCCTCTGTTGTGCCAGAGTGATGAGTCCAAAACACCGTACCTCATTGTACCATCTTCTGCTTCTGCTTCTAATATCATGTCAGCTAAATCTGTAGCTGTAACCTTAGAACAGTATAACTCTCTATAAACCACCAGTTGTTCATCTGGTGAAACAGCAAACCAAAGTACTCCTGTATAAGAACCGTAGCCGTAGTCGCAAGCCCTAAACCTAGCCCATGATCTAGGAATGTCGTAGGGGTCAACTACATGTATGGCTCTATTAAACTCAGGGAATGCTGCTCCTTCATTAGTATCCCAGTTACCTTCTAGTAACTGCTTTCTCTGGTGCTCTGGCAATGATAGTAGCATTGCTTCGTAGTCACCGCTGTCTGCTAGGTATGGGTTATCAAACAAACTAGCAGGTATAAATCTACGCTTAAACAAGGGCTGTCCTTCACGACTATGCCCTCTAGGAAATCTTATAGTCTCACCCGACTCAATGTTAGTAGCCCAGAATGGCTCATTTGCAGGTGAAGGGTCTATAAACATTTTCTTTACCCAACTATGTCCATTGCCTCCTGGGTTAGTAGTACCTCTCATGTACAAACCTAGCTGAGAGCTAAATGCTGAACGAAGTCGTGACCTCATATAATCCCAAGCATAAGGAGTAGGCCACTGTGTAAGTTCATCAAAGCCAATCCAGTTAAACGCTTGTCCTTGGTAGCGTGTCACGTCCATGTCTTTATCTAAGTAAGACATCCACAGTCTACCACCTCTAGGTGCAATCCACTGTGATTTACGTTCACTCCACTTAATGCCAGGTATTGCTTTAGGGTATAGCTCTTGACTCTTCTGTATAAGNTCNCTAAGTTCTTCAGTAGTATGGCGAACAAGTAGACCACTNAAGTTNGGATCGTTTAGACCATGAAGGGGGTCAGCAAGCATTGCAAAGCTCTTACCACCACCTGCTGCCCCTCCATACAAGACTTCTCTTTCAGATGCGGATAAGAAGCTTGTTTGTGGTCCTGGGTTTGGTTTAAACACTACTTCTTGAGCAATGTCAACATCAAACTCAGGCGCTTTTACTTCGGCTGCTACAACTTGTACTTCAGGCTCTGGCTTCGCTTGGCTTGTTTGTGTAGGCTCCGATTCTTTCTTCTTCAAGGTTCTTGATTTCTTGTAACGTTTCTTGGAGCCGCTTGGCAAGCTTGCGCTTAATTGTAGCTGCTTTCTTACGTTTTCGCTCAATGTCTACCCTTTTCTTAAGTCCTTCGCCAGATATATATCTACCTGTTTGCTTTGTTAACCAAAGTGCTACTTCTTTATAAGTGTATTGCAAGATATGATTCTTTGCAAGTTCTAATGCTTCTAGCTCTGGGATGATAGGCTTAAGTAGCTTATCATTGTCAGGGTCAACTTCATAACCAAACGGTATTGTTCTAGTTACTCTAGCTATTACGTGCCACTGTTTTTCTGCACCTTTGTGGGGTCTAGGTAGTTCCCAATAGCCAAGAGATTCACGGTTTACACTTATTCGTTTGTTCCTTCTTTAGATGGTAATATAAATACGCCACCGCTAGATGACGATACGTCTACTCTTTCTACTTTACCAAGCCCTGCTCTGTCAAGTAAGTCTTTTGCTGCAGACATCTTATCTCGTATACCTAGCTCTGTTGGGTCACTAAGTGCACCCACCATAGCCATAGCAGCTTTAGGCGCTGTACGTGCAAAGTAGCTACGAGTACGATCACCTATCTCATCTTTCAAAGATTCTACAATAGCTGTAGTACTAGAAGACTCGCCATACCCTGATAGTTTCTTAGCTTGTACAACATCCCCTCCTGCCTCTTCAAACAAGACTTCAAGGAACTTCTGTTGTTTTTCTGTTAGGTTTCTTGCCATTTATGTCACCATGTAAAGTAATAACCCTAGCATACCTGCTCCAGTTAGTATTATTAATATTGAGAGAGTCCAAGTTACGATTGCTTCTTGTATCTCTGCTTTACGATACTCTTGCTCTTTCTTCTTCTTACGTATCTTACCTTCAGTAGCTACAAGCTCATCCCAAGCGGATGGCCCCATACTGAAACTAATCCAGTCTTTTAGCTCTTTTCTCATTTCTTCAGCTTTTCTTTTAGCTGTAAATATTTCTAGAGCTTCTGCTTCTACAGACCCACCATTGAGTGCTTTCCACCAAGGAGGATTCTTGTTTTTTTGTTCAGCGTAGGACAGATCACTCATGCAACCTGCCCATTGGGTCAACTGTCCTGACATTTCTTGTAGGTCTTTACCTACCTGAAAACCTTTCTTCAACGCATTGAAAGCTACGGTTGCACCACCGATGATTGTTACTGGGTCCACGAGCCTCCTCCAAAAGTACTCCTAGTATCATTAAAGAACTGATTGTGTTTTTCAAAGAGCCTTACCTGATAGTATAGCCCTTTCTATATCACATCTACCAATGCCTAAGTCTCGTAGCTCTCTGTCAGTCATTTGGTAAAGTTGCAAACGTGCAATCTTACGTCTAGCTGACTCTGTTCTAGCTTCTATTAGTCTGTTAAATAATCGTCTTATCATTTTATGTATTATCCTTATGTTACTGCCTTTATTGGCTGTTACATAGTTATACATAAATAACGTTAGGTTAGTAGAGACAATACGGAATATCCGTTATGTCGGTTGGTAATGTTCCTCCCCAGATAAAATAACGTGAGCGTCTGCACCTGATTCTTCAAACCCTACAATCTTATCACCTGGAGATAGTGCAAGATAGCTACCACCTTGTATTACTTCTTCTAAGCTATTACCTGCAAGACTGTGATCATCTATAATAAAATGATATGTAGTTGTAGAAGCTTCGTACCATTGCAAACTATATTTTTTAGTAGAGNTAGCACCAATAGATACGTGCATAAATCTGATAAGGCTTATATAGTTGTTAGGACAAGTGTAAATAACATTACCACTATCCCCACCTGCAGTAGCAGTGAGGTCTTTAGCTGCTGAAAAGAATTTAGCATCTGCTAATATAGTCACTTTTTACCTTTTACTTTCTTAACTACTTTAGTAGTCCATGCTTCATTCTCTGGTGTATCAGGATCATCAGCAATGTAGTGACCTTTTTTATCCCTAGCTCTAACAGTTTCTACTTCAGCAGTACCTGACATCAAAGCTTCTAGTTCTGGTACTTCAGTTATAAACCCACCGTCACGATCTGGCTTATCCATTACTACTGCTTTGTTGCTATCTATAACTGTGTTACCCATTACAATGTAACCTAGAGATTCTATAGCTTCTTCTTGTTCTTTAGTTAAATCAGTCATTACTTACGAGCCTTTCTATTTGGTGGTACGGATGCACCTGCTCTAGCTGCACCACCTTTAGAGTAACCTTTTTTCTTTTTGGTCATGCCACCTCCGTACATACCCATACCCTTCATGTCTTTCTTTTTACTAGACATGCCGCCTTTATTCATTTTACCTTTGCCGTCTGCAGCATAAAAGGGAACCATCTTTCCACCCTTACCTTTGACCATCTTCAAGCCACCTGCTGCGTAGCCCTTCTTTTTCATACCGCCCTTGGCATAACCTTTTTTCTTCATGCCGCCTTTAGCGTAACCCTTCTTCTTCATCATCTGTTATATCCTCACTGTATAAGTTGTTAAACACTCGTTGCGTATCCCATACATAGTCTACGTCTTCTTTTGAATTATATATGTTCTGATTTGGTTTAAAGTCTGGTGCACCTTCTCCTGTTTCAAACCAAGCAGGGTGAGTTACTCTCACTCTATTATTGGGCAACGCAACTATGTTACCTGTGTATTCTCCTGCATCTAACAACTCTAATACGTGAGATTGTTTATGTTGTGCAGGATCGTCTGCTACTTCATTGTCTGTGTAGTCTACAGTGAAGTAATACTTTGCAGGGTAGAACTCACCATCTACCTTAGCTATCCAAGGAGCAGGACTTGCTCTTTCTAACTTGTATACGGAATGTGTATGAGACATACAATCCCAAGGCTGTGCCATATATGGTGGTAACTCTGTAGGCCAATCCTCTAAGGGTGTATCAGCTACAAGTGCAGTCAAGGGCATCCTAGCCCACATTGCACCACCGTGTATATTCTCTGAGTCATCAAAGTCTGACTCACATCCAGTAAATATAACTTGAAAGCTTAACGTTCTGTTTGGCATGGTGGTTACACCTATGACCATACAATGTAAATACTCTCCATGATATTCTTCTAAGTTCTTCGTGTATTCTCTACGTACCCAAGCCTTGAAGTATGGTATACTGCTAGTAAGAAACGACATTACTTTCCTTTCGGTTTAACACCTCGCTTCTTCATACTAACAGCTATTGCAGCTTGTTGTCTAGGACTTTTAGCAGCAACACCCCCTTTGTTGGCTCTAAATCGTCTAGTCTTCTCTGCGATTTTCTTAGGTTGAGGTACATGCTGCTTACCTGCCGCCTTGCCTTTTCGTTTAGCTCTGGTTGTAGCGGCATACTCACTGCTGCTAAGAGACTTAATAGCCTTATCAGGGAGATAACGCTCCCCAGTTTTAGCACTAGGCTTACCACTCTTGGTACGCCATTTCTGGTCACCCCACTTCTTTAATGACTTCTGTGGTGCTTTCATCTACTTAACAGCAATCACATTCTGGGTGACACTTACGATTGATAATCGCACACCACAATCTTTTTATGTATCTTATCATGCTTTGTATCCTCCACCTTTTGCTTTATATTGCTTGGCAACCATCTGCGCTTTACGTGCTGACCATTGTCCAGGCTTTCCACCTTTACTACCTGCTTTGACTTTTGATACGAGCTTCTTACGCATACCTGGTTTGGTGTAATTATTAGATGCATTTACTACCATGCCTTACAACTCCAATATCTTGCAGTGAATTTATCTGTAGCTGTATCACAATTGTGTCTAGCTCTGAAGCTCTTACGTCTATCAGGCTGATCTTTTTTGATACTCATATTAGGATCACCAAAACGAACTACCTTTACTTGGTCATCCTTCTTGGCTAACACGGCTGACTTCTTAGCTGCACCTGGTGTCTTCTTAGGTTTGTTGTACCCAGGGTAAGTCTCACCACGATACTTTAACTTACCACTGGGTAGTCGCTCTACATCCTTAGTTGTTGCCATTAGTGTTACCTATTAAAATGTTATTCTTGCACCCATAGTGATGTCACTAAACTCAAAGTCTGGATCTGATGATAACTCAGAGTACAACTTTACGTTTGTGGCAGGTAGGGTGTAGTCTACTACGTAATCCAAACCTGTGAATACTTCATCAGCGTTTAGATCAAAAATATCTATTGTTGTTTCTACAGAGAAGTTAATGCCACTGTAAGCTATACCTGCGCTAGGTGTTAACTCCCAGTTCCACTC